CGACCGGTGCCGTGGCCAACCTGACTGCCGGTGTCCAAGACACCACATTCGGTGCGCAGACCTTCACCCTGAACAAAGTCTTCGGGCTTTCCATGGGCGCGTCTGACATCGAGTCGGTCACAGACCTCCAATCCGCTCGCAAGAACAAAGCTCTGATGAACGGTATCTCGCGTCTGGCAAGCCGGATCGACTACCACATCTTTGATGTTGCCGCGAAAACCTTCCCGCTCTCCGTTGGTGATTGGGGCCAGGACATCGACACGCCGAACGAGTTCGCTTCGGCACGTACACGCCTGGCGCTCGCATCGCTTGAGTCCGACATGGACATCAACGCGGTCTTGACCCACACGGACCACCAGAACCTCGCGCAGTACATCTACAACGATGCACCGGCGCTCAGCTCTGAAAGCTCGCGTGCAATGCGCAACGGCTTCCGTGGTATGCTGGACAACATCCCGATCAAGGCTTCCAACCAGCTTGGCCGCATCACGACCGGCACACGTACCACTTCGGGTGGCGTGACCGTAGCGAGCGCGAACCAAGACGTGGACTACTCTGCGGCAGCTGACGCCGGCTCCAACGCCGGTTTCTACATGACGCAGGAGATCACGCTGGCAACTACTGCCGGTCAGACGGTCCTTGAGGGTGAAATCTTCGAGATCGCGGGTGTCAACGCCTTCGATCCTGAGATCGAACAGAACCGTGGCTACCTCCAGCAGTTTACTGTTGTCACCGGTGGCACGGCAGGTTCCAACGGCGAAGTGACACTTCGTATCTATCCGGCGATCATCGTCGGTGGCGGTACGGCGGTATCCGGAGCAAACGGTGTGAACCGTGCGCACGCTACCGTGGATGCAGCACCGGCTTCCGGCGCAGCAGTCACCTTCGAGGGAACGGCCTCCACGGTCTACATCCCCCGCCTGATGTTCAAGAAAGAGGCTGTGGTCTGCCACTCGGCACCGCTCATCATGCCTTACACTGGACAAGGCTTCCGTCGCTCTCTTGCAGAGGCGGAACGGGACGGTACAGCGCCTCTGATGCCGCGTCTCTGGTTCTACTCGGACCCGAACACCGGCGCACACCGCTGCCGTGTTGACATGTTCGTGCAGGCGCAGGCGCGTCGTCGCGACATGGGTGTGAAGTTCTTCGGCGTCAGCGCCTAATGACTTCGCGATAACCTCCCTGAAACTTGGCCCACCGTTGACTCGGTGGGTCTTTTTTATGAAAGTGACTGAGCAATGGAACCAACAATCAACGTACCTGGAAGGACTGAACCCATGACACGTGAGCGTGATCCCAATTTTCCGAAGATGGTCTACACCCCTGGTTTGACCGCGCACCTCATCATCAAATGTGAGGAAGAGCGGCCAGAAGGTTACTACGACCACGCAGAGGCGAAGGACATGGAACCGGATATGGAACCACCTGCCGCGCCCACCGCCGACCATCAACAAGCTGTCTTCGAGGCAGAGCAAGCCAAGCGCGAAGCAAAGCTCGCCGAGAAGGAACATCGGAAGGCTCTTCAGGCGTATCTGGATGAGCACAATGTGGACTACAACAAGCGCATCTCGACAGCGAAGCTCGAAGAGCTTAAAGTGGCCCTTGATGAACATCTCGGCCAGCAGGATGTAACCGATGACTCTGAACAGCACACTGATCCAAGCGGCGTTTCGTGAAGTAAACTTCATTGAGCAAGGCGCTACGCCTACAACAGACGAGCAGACTGAGGCGCTTCGGCTACTTCAGTCGCTCGTTGACAGCTTGATGGGAAGCACGGTTGGTATCAAGTACCGGCCATGGCACATCCCTGACCCTTTCAACACCGCACCGGACAACCGGCGCTACCCTGCCATCTCCGACAGCCCGAACGTGAAAGCTGTCCGTGATCTGGCCTACCCTCCCATGCAGTCGCGGGTGATCCTCCGAAACGACACCGTGCAGACACTCTACTTCCAATCTCAGCCTCTTGATGGAGCGATCATGTCGATCGTGGACGCGGGGTTCACCGCCAACGTGACCCTCGACGCCAACGGCATGTTCTTCGGAACGTCCGGTCTGACACGCACAGAGGTGATCGAGCCACGAGCTGAAGGTAGGAACCTCACACGTGAGTACGTGTTCCGTGAAGACACCGCGTCGTGGAACCAGACATCTGCACTGACCTACGGCGGTGAGATGCCCTACCCGAGCCAATTCGATGACTACTGGATCACGGCGCTGGCCTTGAGGCTCACACCGAGCTTCGGCGCGAAACAGGCGGAAGTCACGATGGGCAGGTTCAAAGAGATGACCTCATTCATCCGTGGATGGTATCGTCAGCATCAAGAGGTGCTGATCGGAGACGCCGGTACACCGTCAGAGCAATCGTTCTACAGCGGTCTGTACGGCGGTGATCCTGACAGGGGAGCGTTCACATAATGCCCGAGCTTGATCTCTCATTCTCCGACTTCGAGCGTGTCTACGCAGAGCTGCCGCCTGCCGCGTTGCTCAACCGTTTCTTCGAGCAGAACCCGTTTCAGGTGGGTAAGAAGTCCGCGATCGGACGCCCTGCCACAACACGATTGGGTAACTATGGCGATGGACCGATCCGGAAAATTTACTCCGAACCAGGTATCTTCCAAGATGCTCTATTTTTCGTCTCAGGGGATACTCTTTATCGACGTGATACGGATGGGACAACCTATCCGATCACGGGCGTCATCTATGGAACCGGCGAGGTTTCAATGGCGTCAGTCAAAGGACTCGACTACGAGCGACTCTTCATCGCAGACGGAAACCGGCTCCAGTTCTACGCAGGCGGCACGCAAGCCACGTCGGTGATCGGCTTCACGCCGGTCTCAGGAGTTGTGGATGTCGCGGCAGGCGACCAGATCGTGCTGAACGGCACCTACTACGAATTTGAAGCGCGTGTCTCCGGAGTGGTCGGCGACGGAACCGGTTCTGAAGCCACCCCGTTCAAGGTCGCGATCGACGGAACCTACGCCGGATCGCTGGAAAACTTCGTGAAGGCGATCAGCTTCACAGGTACAAGCGGGGTGGATTACTCCGGTACGATCGGTGGCCAGCGCGACGATTTCACGGCGGCTCTCAATTCGGCCGGCACGGAGGTCACGATCACGACCGTGCTCGATACCGCCGTGGCCAACACTTACACGATCACAGTGGGTCCATCCGGCACGAACCTGACCGCCACCGGCGCGGGGTTCTTCACGGGCGCGGACAACCATGGTCTGTCCGGTGTGGAAATCCCCAACGGATACCCACCGTCGCAGGTGACAGCTCTGAAGGGTTACATCATCGTCGCGATCGGACGTACCGACCGGTTCTATTGGGTAGCGCCTGGGGAGGTCACGATCGCCGCGCTCGACTTCGCCACGGCAGAAGCCTATCCAGATGACATCGTGGCGCTCGTGACCCTACAGGACACGGCGTGGTTTATCGGCAAGAGGTCCACGGAAATCTGGTACACGACCGGCGATCCAGACCTACCCTTCAACCCCGTCGCTGGACGTGTCTATGACCGTGGCGCACTGGAGGGAACCGTCGTCAACGTCAAAGGCACACTCTATCTTGTCGATCAAGATTACATTGTCTATGCTATCTCAGGACAGGCACAGCGGATTTCCAACCATGGCGTAGAGGAAACGATCCGCAAACGGCTCGCATTGGAGACATAAAATGGCCATTATTTACGCTTCCTCAATGGACCAGTACGGTCCCGCCGTTGGCACCGACGACGCTCCCGCTTCCCCTTCAGGTGTCCTCGTGACATGGCAATGGGACAATGACGTTCTGATCGGCGACGGATGGGGCAGTGAACCCTCCTACACGAACAACAACTTCCGGTTCCGCATTTACGGCACCTACGAGCTTGGAACCCCGTCCTTCGGCGCACGTCGAGGTGAACGCGCTCTGATCGCCAATGGGGTCAACGTGATGCTGGACGACACCAGCTTCCAAACCCAACCCTTCCCCTCGACCATGTGTCACCCTCTCACGATCCCAGGTGCCACAGCTGTGAACCGGCGCATCCACATCGCCTTCGGTATGGACAGTCTGCCGGAAGGGCCAGGCGATGGCTGGATTCTCTGGGGCTTGACCGGAGCGAACCAACGCCGCTTCGGACTGCGCGTAAACCCGTCGGGACGACTTGAGGTCTACGACGGTCTGAACATGATCCTCAACTCCAACGCCGATCCGACAACCGGTTTCAGCCAACTCCCCACACTCCTGTCCGTGTCTCAGTCGCCGGTGATCGAAGCCAACACGTGGTATTCGATCAATATCGAAGTCACCACGAACGCGGTGGACGCGACCGCCGACATCGACGTTTACGTGGGCGAGATCATCCCCGCGAACAAGGTGATCGAAGCAACCGGCGTGGCCTTCACCGACCAGACAGGCGGTGCCTTCGGCGCAGGGAACAACATCGACATCTGGGGTATCCTGCCGGTGGACGCGACTTATGTGGCTTCCACAGGTCGCTCCGAGATCGAACGTGCGCTCCGCGACATCGTTCTCTACGACAGCACAGGCAGCTACAACACCGATCTGATCGGGCAAGTCTTTGTGTCGGTGCAGGAGACGCGCTACGAGGACGCTGGAGGGGGCTGGACAGCTCATCCGCGTGAGAACCTCGGTGACGGTATCCTCGACCACAAGACAGCTCCCACAGGCGTCCGTGTGGCGGATGCAGCGGACTTTGAGCTTGGAGCCGGTGAGTTTACCATCGAAGGCTGGTGGAGGTTCGACTCGATCCCTGAAACCGGCGAGAAGGTTCTCTTCGGCAAATGGGATGACGCGAACAACGCCAAGTCCTACAAGCTGGTGTTCGACACGACCCTCGACACTCTCCGGTGGGTTATCTCGACAGATGGCGCTGCCGAGACGATCCTCTGGGAGTACCCTGTCGAAGACCTCATCGACTTCCGCAAGTGGTACAATGTCGCGGTCACGCGCGAGGTCATCTCCGGTGTCGGCACACTCCGTGTCTTCATCAACGGTGTGCAATACGGCGTGAACGTGATCGACAACAACACCTACCACGATGGTGCAGCTCACGTGGGGATCGCATCCCTCTGGGAGCTTATCTCTGGTGTCCAGACCCTCGTGACCGCATCGGCCTTTGTGGGCTATGTGGACGAGTTCCGCTTCACCAAGGGTGTCGCGCGGTACAACACCTCGTACTCGGTTGCGACAGCACCGTTTGGACGCACCGCCAGTGCAGACACCGACTTCCTGTCGGTCAGCCTGTTGCTCGGGTGGGATGGTGCTCTGACCGACGAATCCAGCAACGCTTACACAGTCAGCTACGGCTCGGGTGTCAACTTCATCGAGCCGAACGACGGTGACTTCTCGTTCTCGGTCTTGAACCAAGCGCCTCCGGTGGATGACGCCTATGTGGAAGCCAAACAGGGTCGCGCGACCGCTGTGCTGACGCTCACGGCCAACCCGACAGCTGGTGAGACTGTGACCCTTGGATCGGTGACGTACACCTTCCAGACCACCTTCAGCTCCAACCCCGCCAACGAGATCAATATCGGAGCAAACACGGAAGAGACACTTTCCAACCTCATCGCGGCGGTACAGGCAGGTGCGGGAGCTGGTACAGATTATGGCACCGGCACATCGGCAAACGTGGACGTGATCGGGCAAGCGGTCTTCGATCCGCAAGGGTTCTTCCAAGCCCAAGTCCTCGGCGCATCCGGCAACTCGCTGGCCTCGACCGAGACACTGGCCAACGGCTCTTTTGACAACGGTGCGACCTTCACAGGCGGATCGGACATCCCGTCGCCTTCCGACTTCTCGATCGAGCGTTTGCCTGCCGAAGTGACCGGCGTGCTCGCAGTCCAATTCACCGGACGCGCCTACAAGTCGGACGCTGGATCGGCGCAGGTACGCTTCGATCTGGTCGGACCTTCGGCAGCGGTCGGCGCAGGAAGCGGCCTCGACACAGACCTATCGCCGACATGGGTACGGCAAATTCACGAAGAAGACCCCGACACGTCGGCAACCATCACACCATCTACGATCGTGGGAGGCCGCGTGCGTCTGACACGGACCACGTAAATGACGATTGCGAACATCTCATCGCTGACGACGCAGGTTGTCACACAGAACGCCTTAGCCTCCCCAGGGGGCTTTGGTGTTACTGCGCTTCTGGCACAGGTTGTGACAGAGACCGAACCCGCACGGGTGTTCGTCAGCGAGGTGGTGTCTCAGGTCATCCAGACCAGCATACCGCGCCGGTACATCGTCTCCGAGCACGTGGCGCAGGTCATCGTCAAGAACAGCTCGACCACGGGCGGTGTGATCCGCGTCAGCGAACAGTTCCCCCAAGTGGTCTACACGACCGGTTCAAATGACCAGCCAAGACAGCGTGCGTGGACCTTCGACTTCGACGGACACGTGTTCTACTGCCTCGACATGGGTGAAAGCGGATGTCTGGTCTTCGACACCACGACAGGCTCGTGGACGCGCTGGAACACGACCGGATACGACGGACACTTCAACTTCAAGAACGGGTTCCATTGGA